AGCTAGTTGTACCACACGTTGCGAACCAAATCTGATCCGTCATCGTGGAATGTAATATTCACAGGATCATAATTGATCTTGGTTTGAATCACACGTTTACGATTGTATTGGTTTAGTGTTTCAGTGGCAATGGTGTACTTGGGCAAGTCAACTGTTTTGACCAGCAGACTTATGTTGTTTACATCAGTTTCGCCTAGTGCACCTTTAAGGGCAGGAATTTGTGCAGTGTTGATTGTAAACGCCACATGGAACAAGAACTTAAAGCGCGGCTTTAGTTCATATCCATTAGGTGTAAAAACTCGGTTGGCATGATCATATCCACGCAGTCCGTTGACTGCGGTGAATCCTTGAAAGATCTGCTGACCAAATGTGGCTAATGACATTAGTTATTAGCTAGTTGTACCAGCACCTGTAACAATGTCACCTAATGTTCGGCCAATAGCACCACCAATACCAGCACCGTTAGAGCCAGATGGAATTTGGTTGGCGTTATCATACGCTATAGTCATGTTGATTGTGACAACTGCACTTTCGGCATAGCTCAATTGACCGTAATCAGCTTGCTTCAAATAGCATCCATACAATTCCCATGTTTCAAGAACCACAGGAGCAGCAGCACCGTTACCACCATCTAGAATTTCAATACGTGTCAAGAACTTGTAGTCAATACCAGAACTGGCTGATGCCATTTCTAAAAAGTCCATTTGCTTTTGCATTTGTTCACCAACCAATTTGCTAACTGACCCAGCGGCGTCGTCACGGACTTCGCAAGCAACGTCGGCCCATGTAGGCTTACCAGCCAACTTTAGAGTTGAATTATAAATTGGAATAGTAACTTCTTCAAAACTCAAATTAGGTCTTGCAAAGGTCATTACTTGTTTGGTTAATTCTGTTGTTGGTTTTTCAACGCCAAAGTTCTCAAAAAATACGCGAAAGCGATATTTGAGTTTGGGCATCAACAAACCCTGATCAGCCTGGCCTCCCAGTGGAACTGACATTCTTGATAGTGATGAACTAGACATTTTGTAGGTATCTCCTGTTACGTTTATTTAGTTGAATTGGTGAGTGAAAAATTACCCACCGTTTTCATTAGGCCGCTTGTCCTGAAATCTCGCCAGTGTTCTTGATACGCAATGGAATATAGATAAATTCCACGGCCTTCACTGGTTCAATAGCAATATCAACATACAACTCATTACGGTCGATACGTGCCGGAGTATTATTGCTCAAGTCACAAACTACCAAGTAGTCATAGATACCACGCTTGGCCACCAAATCAATCATTAGTGAGTTGATAGTGTTGGTGATTTCAGCACGGGTAATGTCGTCATTGGGTTCAAACAAATACAATTTACCAATTTCTTCAAGTCTGCCACGCAAGAACGCAACCAGTCGTGATACATTGATACGATCCAAAGCACTAGTAACACTAGTTGTGGTCTTGTTACCAAAGTTGGTAATGCCAACACCCGGAATAAACGTAATTGGGTTAATGTCGTTTTCATACAGCACATCACGTAGACCTTGTCCAACGTTGATTTGTTCAAATTCGCCAGTGGCTGCATCAATGTAACCAATAGCAATAGCATTGTCAACCACACCACGACGTGTACCAGCAGGTGCTAACCACGGATAACTCACTGCATCACTACGGATAATGGTACGCATCATCATGTGACTTGGTGCTGTTACAACAGGATTACCCGTTGTGTCTGTGGTCTGGCAGCTGGGATAGAATGTACCCAAGTACTGGCTGGCAGTTACTAAACCATCTTCAGATCGGAATCCTAGTCCACTATTATTGGTTGCCCAGGCTGCTAGATCAGTGCCGTTGGCTGCAAGACGCATTGGTGTGTCGCCTACCACAAACAATGTGTTGTTACGTTCATTACTGAGTGCAACCATGTTGGGAATCAACTCTGGATAAGCTGTGGCGGCAATCAAACTAAATTGTGCTTGTTCTTCACGAGCAGCAGAGCTGGTATCGATACCTGCTTTCATAGCTTGTACAACCAATTGACGTTGTGCTTGTCGACCAGACCACATTGCACCATCATCTCTGTTGCCACTTGCTGTGAGCCAGGTATTGGTTTGTGTGATCGCTGCCCAGTAAGCTGGTGCAGTTCCTGGAGTCTGGTTGAGGTTATTGTATTGCAAAGAAATATAGTTAGTGCCAGAATAACTTACATAATTACCAGTGATGTAGGTTGTGCCACTTGACCACGGATCTGCAGGGTATGCTTCAGCATTGAAATAGTTACTCTGGAAACTCTTGACATTGTAGCCTGAACGACGTGTGTTAAACAACAACATGCCCTGCGGATAAAGTTGCGGATTTGGAGCATCTAAGTCCAAGTAGCCACTGGTTAATAGACTGTCAATGCTAGGAATTGCATCCATCACAGGGTCAGTTGTGCCGTTTGGTGCCCAACGTGCATCTGCAAACAAAATACCGTTTTGAGTTGTTTGATCAGTAGTATCAACTTCTATCCACTGATCCACGCCGTCAACAACTTGCCAGCGATACAGCTTGGGATAGTTTTCTAGGTCACTGGTATCAATCCATAGATCTCCATATACCAATGGTGAAAGTGATGTATCATTTTGTGTAGTAGGTGCTGTGGCCGCAATGATAGGACCACTGGCATTGGTTAAAGCTAGATCAAACCCACGAACGTCATTGGTTACAGTCTGATATCCAGACCATTGTCCGTTGTTTTGAATCATGATATCAGCATCACTAACAGTGCTGTAATACCATAAACGGCCATCAACAGGATCTTCGTCTGGTGCAGTATTACTTGAAGTGTAAGTGAATGTTGGTGAACCAACCCAGTAGCTTAATGCCAATGAATTTGGTGTGCGGAAACCTGGACGACAAAATTGAGTGCTTGCAGTAAATCCAGCAGTTGTGATCGGAGTGCCTATTACATTTAACAACGTAATAGTTCCACCTTGACTGTGCGTGAACACAATGGCTCCTGCACTGTTGACACTTGCTGACACATATGGTACTGCCGCGGCACTAACAGCGGCAATAAATGCCGCGGTTGTTGTTCCTGAAATAGTAGCAGTACCTGTAATAGTGGTATTATCTAGTTGACTACCTGAAATAGTAAAGCTATTTCCGTTAGTAAATGGCCCAGGGGTTGTAGTAGATCCAGTTACTACTGTAGCACCCAAAGCATACCGTTCTAGTATTTCAAAAGCCATGGTAGCGTCAGTGTCACCAAAAGTGGCAGCATCAGCAATTGCTATTGTGGTTCCTACAGGAATATTTTTTCCGCCACCAGTTGGATCTAATGCATATGATGCTGACACTGTACCAAAATACACTGGACATGATTGTGCAATAAAAGTTCCTAGGGCTGAGCTGTATTTTTTTACTCGTAGACTCACTCCGTTGTTGGCTGGGCTAACATTGTTCCAGACAGATCCTGTTGGGGCTGGTGCTGTTTGCCCAACTGCCCATCTAGGTGCTTGATAACTGTATGATGCAAGATACTCAGGAGCACGATAAACTTGAGCAGTAATGCCTAGAGCTGTTAACAATGCGGCTCCAGCTGACGACCCTGTTTCAATTGAAATTATTCCGCCGTCGCTGGTTGATGCATCATTGGTAGCTGTAGAGTTAGCGTACAAATATAGTTTTCCACTTACTGCGGCAGCTGTGACACCGGCAACACTTGCATTATTTATTGCGGTGGCAAATCCTACAACTGTGTTGTCAGGAGCGGCTGGTACAAAAATTTCACTTTCATTAACAAACATACTTGCACTAGCAGTCAATGACGTTGGTGTTCCTGTGCCTTGAATTGTGGGCCAGGATGTTTTCCAAGCGTCGCTACCAACTTGCACCCAATCGTTATCGCTATTTTTATAATAACCCAAAAGTTTTGTATCTGTTGCACAGGTGACAATCGCATAATCGCCAATACTACCAACAGTTGCCAATGGGGTTGGGTCTGATTCAGGATCAATAACATCAGCAGTATCATCTATAATAATAGGGGTTTCAACAGTGAATGTGTTGGTTGTTTGATTGTATTCTTGAATGCCCCAAACTGATGTTGAAGTATCTAACCAATAATCACCATTGGCAGGAGATCCAGTTGGACGAACCAAACTAGCAGTTAGCTCTGTTAGGTCAATATCAACACGTTGCACATAGCAACGATTTGTGATACCTAGGGCTGAGTAAGACGCAAGTAGTCCGTACTCATTGAGTTCGTAACCGTTGATTGGGGTACCAGTTGTGGTCTGATAGAAGAATGGCACACCAAATGTGGCTGCCAAGTCTCGTTGACTTGTGATTAGATAAGTCTTATTGGCATTGGCTGCCAATGTGCCGGCTGCAACGGTAACACCGTTAGAGCTTACTTTGTTCTGAGCAGTAGCGATTAAGAAATAC